ATCCTAGCCTATACATCTATCAACCGGGGTGGTGGAGATATGAGTTCGTAGACGAGGACTGGAAGATAACAGCCCCTGCTCGTATTGAAGAAGAAATTGGAGTGTTTGACTGCGAAACCTTTGTCAAAGGAAGCGACTTTTCTCACCCCATCTTAGCAACTGCAGTTACAGAAAAGGCCTATTATGTTTGGATGCATCCTTGCTTTGTAGATCCTACTATCCCATACTACCCACTTCTTGTTCCTCTAGGTCGTAAGGATGGGGTTTTTATTGCTCATAACGTTGCTTATGACCGTGCAAGGACCCAAGAAGCATATACGCTTGGTAAAACTAACTCGTGGTTTGATACAATGTCTGCCCATATCAACGTGTCGGGGCTAGCCTCTGGGCAACGGTGGTGGTATATTCAGAAACAAGCCAAAAAGTCAGCGTACAAAGCCGACCCTATCTGGGCAGAGAAGGGCTCCATGAACAACCTAATTGACTGTTATAATTTTCACTGCCGCCCTGCCGTTCCACTAGAGCAGGAAGAGAAGAAGATTAGAAATACTTTTGTAGAAGCAGAATCAATGGAGGATTTTCTTCCTCAGCGCGAAGAACTTGTCTCATACGCATTAAATGACGCAAAAATTACCTTCGAGCTATACTCGATTGTAGTTCTTAAATACCTTCAGAATAACCCTTCTCTTACTACTCTAGCGGGCCATTTTGGCATCTCGTCAGCAAAACTTCCAGTGGTTTCCGACTGGGATAAGTGGTTTTTGAACTGTGAAAAGCAGTGGGAGGGCTCAATTTCTCGCCAAGAAGAAATTCTCGGGAAAATGGCTCAAGATATCTTTCAAGCCTGGAATGAAGGAGAGCTATGCGAAGAAGAGATAAAAGAAGACCCCTGGTTATCTCAACTTGACTGGGAAGCAAATTTTAAACTTACTAAGGCCGGTAAGCCCAGCTCTAAGTGGTATGGTATTCCGAAGTGGGTGAGAAGTGTATCGGCAAAAGACATCGAGTCGTACGGCTATCCAACCATCCAGGGCATCTCTACAAAAAACCGCCTATCGCATCTGCTTCTCCGCCTAAAGTGGGATGACCAGCCCATCAAATTTTTTACTGAGCGTGGGTGGTGTTTTAAAGACAAGAATAGTGGAGACTACACACGAATCCCCCACCCTGATGGAGAGGGGGTGAATGTTGGAGGGGTACTAACAAAAGATTATGCTCCTGACTTTGAGTCGGGGATGCTTAGTTCGGACCTTCTAGAAGCTAAGGAGTTAATCAAGCTTGCCATTAATGTGGCCTACTGGACAAGTGTAAGATCGAGGGTGAGGGAACAAAATATAGAAGACGTTAAAACTCCGGAGGGAAAAAGATTTTCTCTTATTATCCCTGCAGCAGTTCCTCATAACACCTCTACAAACCGAGCAGGGGAGAACTTATGGCTGACTGTTCCTGATCCTAAGTACGATAAAATTGGAAGTGAAATCAAGACCCGCGTACAAGCCCCCGAAAGCTACGTGTTTGTAGAATCTGACTTCGATGCCCAGGAGGCTGTTGTTGCTTCTATTTTTGCCGATTCATATCACAAGGTAGCCGGAAGCACGCAATTCTCCCACTCAATTCTTGCGGGGTCGAAAGACGATAAGACCGATATGCACTCCATGAATGCTAAGGCTATTGGGATCTCTAGAGCCGTGGCTAAAGGGTGTAATTATGGAATGTTGTATGGATGCGGCGCAAAAACTCTTGCAAACACAATCCGTAAGGGAAACAAAACCATCTCGATGAAAGAAGCGATGGAGATGGGAAGAAAACTTATTAAAATTAAGAAAGGAGAGAAGGCCTCACGGCTATCTCAGACCCTCCTGGGTGGTTCTGACTCATATGCTTATAATGAGATGGCTAGGGTGGCCAATCTTCCCTGCCCTATTAATCCACTAAGTGGAACGAAGATGTCTACGGCGTTCCGCCCATCGAGTGTAGGCACAGACTTCTGGACTATGCGTAACAACTGGTGTATCCAATCGACCGGGAGCGCTATGCTTCACGCGTTTATGACCGCGATGGAGTGGCTTATTGACAAGCATGGGCTAGAGGCGGAGTTCTGTATGAGTGTCCATGACAGTATTTTGTACTTATGTCCTGAGCCACAAGCCGATAAAGTCGCTGTTCTTTTTCAGATAGCTCATGCATGGTGCTGGGCCTGGATGAGATATAACTATGAAATCTATGAGCTTCCGGTAGCTAATGCTTGGCTCTCTTCTATAGAAGTAGATCATGTGTTTAGAAAATCGGCCAACTCGAGCACAATTACCGTCTCACAACAAACCGAGGAGAAGGAGGGCCGTTCAGTGACCATCCAGGACCTAGTCCCCACCTTTGACTCGATGTTCGGCTGAGAGGAAAGGACACTTGAACAACTGGACTAACCTTCCACCTACAAGCAGGAAAATGGAGTATAATACTTATATACATGAGCAAAAGATGACCCGCACAGTCACAGTCAAACCAAAATCAAGCAAAGCTAAAAACCGCTTCGCAAACCTCATGGATAAAAACTCTGTATGTACTGTAGAACAGGATACGGGGGAAGAGCTGTTTCTTGCTTCCAAAAATCGTAAATACTTTTTTTGGGTAAGCGCTCGTGCTGGTATTAACCGCTTTGGTGACAAAGCTGATGCTCACTGGGATTTTTGATGGATTTCCCAACATTGTTAAATAAACGGGTGATTGGATACAAGCCGATTAGGCACACAATTTTTTGGTATTGGTATCGCTTTATCAATCATTCTGAGTGGAGACTTGATGACCACTACTTGTGGAAAGAGTTTTGGCTAAATCTTAACCATGGCTGGGAGCATATGAACTATGTACACAATTTTGAAAAGTTTTGGGGTAAAGGTTCTTACCCCCCACTAAAAATTACAGTATCGCAAGAAGACTATGAGTTCATATTCGGTAAGTTGAATGATTCTACATCAGAGGACTTTTCATGACTACATTGAATACAACGCAACTCTGCCTGACTGATAGGCAGGCAACTATTCTCTCTATTGCTCTTACTAATCTTTATGATGAAATTGCTAAGTTTGGTGGAGGGAGTAAGATGAGAGAGGATGTTATGGGGCTTTCCTCCTACGTCCAAAAACAATATGAGGAGTATCACCAATGACTTATTCTGCTAAAATCACCCTGAATTATTCATCCACATCCACGGCTTGTTATGGCGATGATCTTCCAGAAGAAAAAATCACTATGGAAGTACCCGCAGAGGATCTAAATACCCGCCAAGCGTTCAGGTTCTACTCTAACTTTCTTCGCGCAATTGGCCATCTTGATATCTCAATTATGAGAGGGGCGTGTGCACTGGCATTCAATGACACGCAGTCCGAGGAGGATATGAAAAAAGTTGCACAGGAGTATGATTTACTTCTTGTAGAGGATAGTGATGTACCTGAAGTAGATTCCCTAAGAGCAGAAATCTTAGATCTCAAGGCCCAACTATCAAGGGCACTCAACCCTAATAATCCGCAGTATACTGACGAGGAAATGGATGCTATGAATACGGAATCATTACTATGAAAAACTTTCTTGTTATATGCGCTCATAGATACGATTTTGGTCATGATTGGTATGCCTCTCTTATAAACATAAGAAAGTGGAGTTTATTCCAAGTTTCGGTTAGTTGGAACGATTGCCCTTCATGGCCCTATTTACAAATCCGCAGTGGAACTGGAGATGTATTGAGTATTTTATTCTGGGTACATAAGTTTGGTTTTGATTTTACTTTTATAGCTCGCACTTGGAACTGGGATCGTTATGACAATTTTAAAGATGTATAGTAAACCACTATTAGGAACTGATACAAAGAAAACTAAACTTTCTTGGTTTGAATATACTTGGTTCTCTTGTCTTAAGCAAGGGTGGTATAATTGTTGGTACTCCTTTCAGAATTGGAAAGATTTAGTATTAAATAATTATCAAGAATATGCTTTACTTAAAGATGATGACCCATTAGAGCTGTGTATCTTATACTTTTGGGATAGTTTAGAGGATGAGATTTATCCCAAATTATTTTTAGAAAGTCTCTTACAGATGGTTGATGATATTGAGACCG